CCTGCAGCGTGGAAATCGACAACATGCTTCTGGATACCGTTGATTATCTTGTTACTGAAACCTCACCATGGAATCCCAGCCAGAAACCGAAACTTATCTCCATTCGTGCTGGCCGGCAGTCTACCGGCGTAGAGAATATCTATAACGGCGACGTCGTCCAGGCCGACCCCAGCATGCCGCCAGACCGCAAACTGACCATGAAGGCGCTGACACAGGACGGTGCAAAGTATAAATGGACGTCCCGCGCATCCCCCAAGACCATTCAGCTGTCAGAGCTCTGCAAACACGTAGCTTCTGATTACTCTCTTGCGCTTCGTTTTGAGGCGAAAGATAAGACAGTTGCCAACTACGTTTATAACGGCTCTACGGCGCAACAGATTAAGAAGCTGGAGCAGGTTGGTGATGTTGACTGCTTCATCGATGATGACTTTCTGGTTGTGAAGGATTACGGGAAAGGCACGAAGGGCGAGGTCCGGCTGATTTCCAAAGATACCGGCATGATCGGAAACCCTGCACCTGACGATAAGGGTGTGAAAGTGCGCATGCTGTTTGACCCGTCTATCAAACTGGGTCAGCAAATCGAAATCCGTTCAGAAGTGAACAAGTCGGTAAATGGGCAGTACGTTATTTACAACATGGCGATAAGCCTCACCACTCACGATAACGACTGGTATCTCGACTTGTCGTGCAACAACGACAACATCAAGTCCATAACAGAACAGCGGGAGGCGCAGAAGAAAGCGAATGCCAAATCCAGCACCTAGCCGCAGACCTGGGCAGGATAACGAACTAACCGGCGCGATGGACCTTGTCCTGCGCAAATTCCTTCTCGATGTTGATGACATGCTACCGGCGCGAATCGTTTCTTACGATCGTGAGAAAAATCGGGCACAAATTGAAATTCTCTATCTCGTCACCATGACCGACGGCTCCATGAATCCTCTGACGGCTCCAGCCGAAGTACCCGCGCTGGTGATGGGCGGCGGCGGTATGTGCCTGACGTTCCCGCTTAAATCTGGTGACCTCGGGTGGATAAAAGCAAGTGACCGTGACATGTCACTATTCCTACAGTCTTACGAAGCGGAGCCGGGCAACACAACCCGGCTTCATTGTTTTGAGGACGGAGTGTTCATTCCTGATGTGATGAAAGACTTCGTGGTGTCTGATGGTGCGGCGGCAACATTGCAGACCCTGGACGGCACAACGTCGGTCGCAGTGAAACCCGGCAGCATCGTTTTGACTGTTGGTTCAACCACCTTCTCAATCAGTGAGTCGGGAATTGTCTCGAACAAAAAAATTCAGGCGCCTCAGTTCACCGACGGCAATCTGAATCTGGTTGGTCACGATCATACCAATCCGGAGGGCGGGGACGTTGGCCCTGCGAAGAACCCATGAAAACTTTTGCCACGAATGACAATTACGATATCTACATCGGCAATGATGGAAATCTGGCTATGGCGACGGATCTCGAAGCCGTAAAGCAGACGTGCGAACACGTATCTCGAACAATCCTTGGCGAGCTGCCCTATGCGCAGTCTCGCGGCATCCCTTTCTCACAGTTGTCGCTCAATGCGAGCTCGAACACGGGTCTGTATGACATGTACCTGAGGAAGGTATTGAAAACGGTGCCCGGTGTAACAGGCGTCGGAAACATCGCATTCCAGCTTGATGGCGAAAATCTGGCGTATTCAGTCGAGATTAAAACCGAATATGGAACGGAGAAGATAAGTGGCAACTTATAAGTATTTGTCACCTGAGGGGGTGATTGTCCCGGATACCTCGGAGATCCTTTCCGATACGGAAAGTGAATGGAAATCGACGTTTGGTGATGACCTGGACGTTACCGATGACACTCCACAGGGGCAGGTGATCGCCAGTGATGTGGCCGTTCGTTCCGAGGTGGTTTCCAACAATGCTGCCGTCGCTAATCAAATCAATCCTAATTACGCAGGGGGCGTTTTCCTCGATGACATTTGGGCGCTGACCGGAGGGAAACGCAGGCAGGCAACTTACACCCTTGTGGACAGCGTAGCGCTAACTGGTGTTCCTGGCGTTGTTATTCCATCAGGATCCAGAAGGGCTACAACAGGCGGTGATTTGTTTCAGCTGCTCACGACCGTGGTGCTGAGCAATGACGGTACCGGCACAGGCGACTTTCAGGCGCTCGAGCCCGGCCCGGTTGCCTGTCCGGCGCATGCGCTTACTAAACCGGTATCCGGTTACACTGCGGTGGGTTGGGAAACGTCAGATAACTTGGTGGCCGGAACCCTCGGCGCGGAAGAGCAATCCGATTTATCAGCGCGAAAAGAGCGCCGGCAGACACTGGCGTTACAGGGGCGGTCCATCTCAGAGGCTGTTTATTCAAACGTTCGCGCGGTTGAAGGCGTCCGCTCGTTGTCCTTCAGGGAAAATACGGATTCTGAAGACCAGACGATCGATGATATCGATCTGGTTGGACACTCTGTTTGGGTTTGCGTCGATGGAGGTCTTGATCAAGATATCGCTGATGCTTTGTACTACTCGAAGACAGGAGGGGCGGCGTGGAATGGCGATGTATCCGTTGAAGTGACGGACCCATGGTCAGGCCAGAAAAGTAATGTCCTGTTTGACCGGCCAACGGCGGTACCCGTTATGGCGCGTTTCACTGTAGCTGCGAAAGGGAGCAGTACTGGAGATCCGGAATCGGTCATCAAAGAAACGGTAGTTCAGTATGCGTCAGGGCAACTTGAGAATGGTGAAGAGGGTTTTGTGCTCGGCACGGATGTGTCGCCGTTCGAACTGGCTGCTGCTGCGAATACTGCATCACCGCAGATCTTCATTAAGAGTGTTGAAATCTCGCTTAAGTCATCAACTCCTACCTGGTCAAAAGACGACATCCCTATCGGCCTAAATGAGAAGGCAACGATTCAGGAGGACGACATCATTGTGGTGACCACATGAAAATTCAGCAATTCGATTTCAGCCTCGACCTGATGAAGGTCGTCAAATGGGAATATGACCAGGCTCCAAACCTGATAAATATCCTCAACCTGAAGCAAGAGTGGTATAGCGTGAACCACGAACAGTTCTGGGTCGCATGGGAACGTGATGTATTCAACCTCCTGACGGCGAATGACTTTGGGCTAAACGTCTGGTCTATCATCCTTGAACTCCCTCTTTATTCAGTTTCCGGTGCGAGCCCAACAGATTACCCGGCATTTGGGTTTGCAGACTTCGGTCTGAACTTTGGTAACAGCAACTTTGCTACTGATGCGGACACCGTTAACCGGCTCAGCGTTGAGCAAAAACGCGATCTTTTGCGAATGCGCTGGTGGCAGATAACGTCTGACGGCTCCATGCCATCTATAAACCACGCGCTAAATGATGTGTTTGGTGCTGATGTCTATGCACTCGATGGTCAGGATATGACTATCACCGTGGTGTATCAGAAGGTACTGCCAAATTTAATGATGAACCTGCTTATAGAGTTCGACCTCATTCCTCGGCCATCAGGCGTTTTGATTAATCACCTTGTTAAACCTCGCGACGCATTCGGCTTTGCCAATTACGGCCTGAACTTCGACCAAACCAATTCTCAATTCGGAAATTAACAATGACATCACTTATCAGAATCCCCTTTGCTGATTCAGGGGATAAATCAGCCGTGCCTGAAACAGACGCGACCGGCGGCGTAAACATGACGCAGGGGTATGGCCAGGCATACTCACTTGACCCGGCAACCGATCCCAGCGCCAAGCGTATTGAGCGCGAAATGATGAATGGGCTTTTCAACCTTATTACTGCTGCAATCAGTGAAATGCAGGCAGCTGGCGTAACGCCGTTTATCACTGAAGACGATAATGACGGTACTGCGTTCTCTTACGGTAAAGGGGCGATGACCATTCTTGGTGGGGTGGTTTATCAATCCCTCGAAGATGCCAACACCACAACGCCGCCAGGGGCCAAGTGGGCCACACTGGCGAACCTCTCAAATGCACTGTCTCGTCAAAACCCTTTTGGTGACATCAAGGCCGATGGGACGGTTAATACGGCTCTCGCAAACCTCGGTTTGGGAACAGCGGCAACAAAGAACGTCGGGACCGGGGCGGGGCAGATCCCTGATATGTCTTCTTTCTCGCTCACTAAAAGTAACCCTCTAAATATGGTTTTACCTGGTGGGTTGATTTTAAAAGCTGGTAACGGTGCGCTGACTAATCAGGCGCAGGTCTATATCGGATTCCCAACAGCATTTCCTAATGCATGCATCGCTGGTGGTCCATTAAGCGCTGAGGAAGGCACAAATGATTATGTTTTCGGTCAAGGTGCTGGACGAAGTGCTGGAGGAATGACTCTCGCGTTTTATAGGGCAGGCACCGGCCAGGCGCCGCAGGCGAATAATTTGCCATTAACCTACACCTGGTTTGCAATAGGATATTAATAATGAAAATCTGCTTTAGTGCATCAACTCTGTGGTTTTATGACTTAGAAGAAAAAGAGCAATACGCGGCGGGGGTAGGCTGGCCGACAGACGCAGTTGAAATATCTAATGAAGAATGGAAAGCATATACGCAAATCTCACCAGAAGGTTATATCCTTGGTTCTGATTCATCTGGCAAACCTGCATGGGTATTAGTTCCACCACCGACACACGAAGAAGAAGTTTCTGAAGCAGAGCAGTATCGCCAACTTTTGCTACGACAAATTGACGAAGTAACTGCAGACTGGCGGGTTGAGCTGATGCTGGGCGATATCAGCGATGAGGATAAAGCCAATCTCACAGAGTGGATGGCGTATAAAAAAGAAGTGAAAGCCGTCGACACATCAACGGCTCCTGATGTTACCTGGCCGGAACCTCCGGCGGCGTAGGCCACTCGATATCCGGCGCGCTGGACGTGTCAACCGCTTCCAGCGCATCGAGGTAGTCCAGCCAGTCGTTGTATTGTGCTTTCTCAGTATCGCTCAAGCGCCCCATAGCCGCTTTACCAGGCCACTGCTTGCTGTTCATGTACGCATTGGCCTGATCGATAAGGGCCTGCTTTTGTTCATCCGCGTTTTCGATTTGCTCTTCTGCAGTCGGTGGTGGAACGTCGACCCATGCAGGAGCACCATCATCTCCTGAGCCACGAATCATCCCGGAAGGTGGCTCACCAGAAAATTCAATATATTCTGCCTCGCTAACCATCACACCATCAGCAGGCCATGTGCCAGCAGCCTCATACACATCCACCAAAGACTCTGGATAAAATGCATTCTCTGAAGCAGAGAAAAAGTAATTGTTCATTATTTTATTCCTTATTTCTCTATCGTCCGATCGCCAAATATCGACCATAACAAGGTGCCGCGTCGGATTCCCGTGTAACAGCAGAGCCTACAGTTGTCGCAACTAACGTCACGGCAGACCCCTGGATGGCACTCCTGCTGCCTGACTTTGGTTGCACAGCGTATACAGTAGGTCGGTTAGTTTGGTTTACGTTGTCATGGCATGCCACGACCTGATTTGTTTGATTAGGAAATGCGATTGGTAGCGTCACATCAATAGCCGAGCCTGAGGTCAGCCCTGTCAAAGTTCCATACTGGATGATTGTCCCATCTGGGAAGCGAACCCACCCTGTCCCGCGCGTAAAGTCAGTCAACCGAACAGCATTTCCCAAACCGAGGTTTGCGAGAATGATAAAAATCGCTTCTTCTGGCATTGTTTCGGCTTTTGCCGGGAGGGAAAGGCGTGCTTATAGGCTATGTGAGGGTATCAACAAATGACCAGAACACAGCGCTACAGAGAAATGCTCTGGATAGCGCAGGATGTGAGCTGATATTCGAGGACAAAATCAGCGGCAAAACGTCGGACAGGCCTGGACTAAAAAAGCTGCTCAGGACGTTATCAGAAGGCGACACGCTGGTGGTCTGGAAACTGGACCGGCTTGGACGAAGCATGCGACATCTTGTCGTTCTGGTGGAGGAGCTGCGCGAACGAGGAATAAATTTCCGAAGCTTGACCGACAGCATCGACACCTCATCCCCAATGGGACGATTCTTCTTTCATGTCATGGGTGCCCTGGCCGAAATGGAAAGGGAGCTGATTGTCGAACGGACTCGAGCCGGGTTAGCAGCTGCGCGCGCAGAAGGTCGTATCGGTGGAAGGCGCCCAAAGCTTTCCGCTGAACAATGGTCGCAGGCTGGAAGATTGATCGCATCCGGCGAGTCGCGTCAGCGCGTGGCAATGATTTATGATGTCGGGGTGAGCACGCTATACAAGAAATTTCCTGCTGGCTCTCAGCAACAGTAGCGTTACGGTGTGTGCCATTTTTGTGTCGCACACCATTAATCACCTTCATTTAACTTTGATCATGTGACATCAACCTAAGCAGTGTGAATGCGGAAATGTACATGTAAAACAGCTAGTTAAATGTGAATCTACTAATTCGTAATGCGAAGGTCGTAGGTTCGACTCCTATTATCGGCAATCCCACAGCAAAATCCTTTAAAAACAATAACTTAAGACGGTTTTCGTTCTCAAGGTACAATCTTTTTTTAAGGGATTCTATGACCAACAGTTGCCGCTATGGTTAACAGTGGCTATTCAGGGATGTTAGCACGTAGCGGCCTGTAGTTGTAAAGCTCGAACAGGTACAAAGCGTGAACAGTCACCACGAACCGCTATCAACTCGAAGCCAATGACGCTGCCAACGTCTCTAAGCATTCCCGCAACTTTCAGTGAAGCGCATTTTTTGCCGA